CTGTCGTCACCGGTAAACGCGCTCTCTGGTCCCTGATCATCGAGACCAGGGATGTTGTCTAGGATGCTGTCCTCAGACGTACGCCCACTCATTTACGCTGCTCCTTGCTGCGGCTGTGGTGGTGCGCCGCCACCTTGTGCTTGTGACGCAAGTATCTGCTGAAAGATCTGTGCCGGTGGTACGCCCTGTGCCAATGCCATGCCAATGCCCTTGAGCATCTGTGGCGGCAACTGTGTGAGCGCCTGCACAACCATCTGTGCAACCTGCATAGGTTGCGGTGCACCGCCTTGCGGGGGTGCACCGCCAGCGGTTGGACTAGCGCCCGGAGGAGCAGCAGTTCCACCGCCTGCTGCACCGAGGCCCGGAGCGCCGCCTTGCCCAGCGACAAGCGTGCGCTCCACCTCCGCAGCAATGCTATCCCAGTCTTCCTTGGTGATCGTCACGTCATCGAACGCCTTCGACATCATGCCGAGGCTCGTCTTCAGCACGGCGGCAGGGGCAGCCTTCACATACTGTGATAGCACCTGCCCTACCTGCACAGCTTCCTGCTTGCGTGCTTGCGAAGTGAGCTTCTGTGTAGAACCCCCCACGACGCTCACCGAGAAACGCGCATAGTCGGTCAAGGGATCGAGCGGGGTCCAGAACGACGTGACATCGAGGCCAGTCAACTGCGTCACTGTCTGCGCATCCATGAAACGCAGGCACAACTGTGCGATCTTCCATCCCACGTCACCAATGGCATCCTCGATGGCGTCGAGTCGCATATCCATGCGCATGTTGCCCATGGTACTGTAGTAGTCGATGGCCTTGTTGGTGGTGTTCGTCTTGAACTGCCCACCGCGCTCTACCTCGTTCGTCGCCGCAATGCGGTCGACACTCGCATACAGGTCTTGCTTCTCGAACAACTGCCCGAACGCCATGCTCGGCGGGGGTATGCTGAACACCATCTTCAGTGGGTCGACACCCTCGGGCACCCTGATCGGTGTAGCCTGCTGCCGGTTGCCACTCAGCACCGCATCAGCGATCTCCTGCGTGATGCCAGCATCCGGGTTGAAGAAGATGTTGCGTCGTGCCCATAGGATCGCACGCCGCTTCTCATCGTTGATCTCGTTGATCTGGTCTTGCTGATCGAGGTAGTAGCTGACCTCCCCCTTCGCGAACACCGCGACGGGGTTGTCATGGAACCACATCGGCGTCAGTGGGTAGAAGCCCTGCAACTGGTAGGGATCGTCCCACACCCAGATCGGCCACTTCCAGTCGTTGTCCGCATACATCTCTAGGCGGCGTGTGACCTTATCCCACACATACCACACCTTCGTGCGCTTCGCCTTGTCGAACGCATGCTGCGAGTCGAACCCATACGCGTTGTAGTCGTTCTTACCGCTGTTGCTGAACAGCGACATGCCATCGTCACTCGTGCTGTCGTCGCTGGTGCCCTCACCCTCACCGAGGATGTGCGTAGGCTCGAAGATGCTGCGCACCTCGCCATCCGGCTTATCGGGATCACGCTCACCGAACACCGCGTTGATGTACTCGGTAGGCAGCATGTCCTCGATCATTACCCAGTTCGCATCACTGAGATACGGGTCGTTGTGATCGGGATCGACCACCACCTGATGCGGCATGCGTATGCGTGCGAATGGCCCGCTCGGTTGCAGGAACTCGATCCGCTCCTCCAGTGCAATCAGTGCGCCCTCGATCTCCTTGATCTCGTTCGCGTCCTTCGCCTCCTTCAGGCGCTCACTCAGCGACACGAGGTTCTGCTGTGCGGCATCACTGCTCTTGTCGCGTGTGATATACCCGCACTCGAACCACGCACGGTTCGTCAGCAGGGTAATCAGCACGTTACGCTTCGCCTTCGGCTTGATGTTGATGCCGGGCGCCGACTTCATGCTGAACACGACATTGACGAGCTTCTCGACCGCGCGCGCGAACTCGTCCGTGCTACCGGTCGGGCTATCGACTGGTTGCCCCGGTGCACTCGGTGGCGCCCTGTCATTGCGCGCACTCACGGTGATGATCGGGTTCTTCGCGTATAGCTCGGGTATCTGCGCATTCACGTTCGCGAAGACGATGTTCTCGGTGCTGCTGTGCCGCTCGTTGAGACGTGCAGCAACATGCCGATTGCCACTGATACCAGGGCTATCAGCACCATCGCGATGTTCAGACTGATCGTGGTTATAGTAGCGGATCGCTTCGTCCCACGCATCGATCAGATCACCCATCTGCTTGAGCCCGTTCTCTTTACGGGACTTCCATACACTACCGCGCTTACTGCTCACAGGCACACGACTGTCGGGCATCATCTTGTAGACCGGTGGCGGCTCTGCCATCGGTTCCATGCCAACGTCAGCCTGTTGTAGCGACTGCTCTAGCTGATCGTTCTGTGGTGCCTCGAACTCCGGTGTGGGTTCGCCCGTGAGTGTGTCGCTCATTTGTGCCTCGGCAACGTCTTCACGCCACTGCGTTCGATCTCACTCCACGCCATCCATGCGGGTGGTGCATCAGCACGCCCCACGAACTTAGCAAGGCGCGGGCGTGCCGTCATTGCGTACTTCCACATGTCCATCGCGTGGTCGTTGCGGTCAGTCGGCCTGTCAGTGATGTCATCACTGCCATCACGCTGGAAGTAGTACTCGGTCATCTCATCGATGAACCATGAGCAGCGATCCGCCACATAGAAGTGTGGCGACGGACGCAGACCACTGACCGGGTTCTCGTGCCCCATCAGCGGCGTGAGGTACTGCCAGTTCTTCGCGATCCCACTCTCGATGTCGTTGTTGCCCCGTTGCATGCGGATGCCCTCTTCACCGAACATCCCGCCCACAGTTATGCCGATGGACGTTGCGCTACCAGACTTACGACGGAACACGTCGGGGTCCGCAAAGATAGGGGCGCACTCGTCACCGATGACCTCGTGTGCAAGTCGCATCTGCTTAATTCGCGCTGCACTTGCAGCAATCGTTTGTCCTGCGACACGAAAGCCGTCGAGCAGGAACACGTTCGCCTCGTCGTCCGCGAAGAAGAGACCATAGCAGGAATGTCTACTGAGACCGTGGTCGTATCCCTCGACAATCGTGGGCTCGAAGCCTGATAGCCGCAGTTGGTGCAGATACGTATCGACTGTGTCAGCACTAAGCACGTGCACAGTCTCATCGAATTGTGGATACACAAGACCGCTGAGGGCGCCCCACTTCCCGAAGACGAACCGATCTCGCATCGACCCCGTATACGTCGCCAGCATCGTGCGAATGTAGTCTTCACCCACGTTGTCCACGTTCTCATACGTGCTGCCCTCGAACAACTCGATGATGGGCGTGGGTCTGCCATCTGCGCCATAGACTGGGTTACCCTGATCATCTACCTCACACAACAGCTTCTGGTTCATGATCCCCTTACGGAAGTCATGTAGCGGCTTGATGATCTCGCGGTAACACCAGTTACGCGTCGGGTTCAGTGTACCGATGAACCATCTCGGTCCATACTTCGGCATGCTACTATCATCGCCCACATAGTCGGCGTTACCGCGAAGTCGGCCGAGCAGATCCATGAAGTCCTTGTGACTAAACTCTGGGTCTTCCATCTGATCGACCACGATCCAGTCATACGTCGCCGACAACAGGTTGCTCTTACTCTCCTCACTCTCCTTACCCTTCTGCGCGACGTAGCGGAAGTTGACGGTGCTGCCGTTCTTTAGCACGAGCGTGTTGTCGTCCTTCGTAGGCAGGCGCTTTACCCACGCCTTTGGGCACCACAACAGGAACTCGCGCCGAATAGTGTCGTTGAGCTTGGGATAGGTAGAGCGTGCGATCAAGCCATTGCAGCCAGGATAGTCCTTGCACAGCTTGAGCGCCTTCACGCATGCAGCAGCGGTCTTACCGTTACCGAAGCCACCACCGATGAACTGCACCTTAGACATCGACTGGTGGAAGCGGTATTGCATACCGCCATCCACCATCCGATAACGCTTGCCGCTAGCGGTCACCTGTCGCTACCGAGTTCTACACCAGCACCGCCACCGCTCGGTGTCACTACAATGGTGCGCGCCCCAATGGGGATCGGGAACACGCTACCAGTGGGAGTTGCACCGATGCTGTAGACGAGGCCGGGTCGGCTATCGACCGTCATCAGCACCTGCGTAGTGCCGGTGCCCGGTGAGATACGCATGTGCGTGTGGTAGCACCACGACCCAATCGCGTTGCCGCTGAGATCACTCATCACGGGCAGCGCAATCGTCTGTGCCCCAGGTGCTATGAAGGTCACAGACGCACGGAAGCTCACTTACGCTTATCCTTGTCGCGGCTATGCGACCCGGCATACGAATCGTTACCACCCTGCACACCGAGTGTCGTTTCACCACCACCACTACCGGTATCAGTGCCTCCGCCGCCTTCTGGCGGCGGCACTTCGGGCGGGTTCATCGTAGCATCTGCCCACGCATCGAGATGCGGATTAGCACTGCTACCATGTGGCGACAATGGGCCGGTCTGCGGCCCCGTAGGCACCGTCACCTCGTCAGGACCACCTTCTGCACTACGCGTTGCGCTCTGTGCGTCAACCTCAGCCTGCGTCTGCTTCACTGCTTCAGTCACTACACAACCTCCATCTCTATGGTCGGGATGTTCTCGCGTTCGTCCTTACGCACGACTTCGATGATCAGCCCCCCTTCTACACGATGCCGATGCTCTACAACATCCGCAGGACGATGCCCTGCGCGGTCCAAGAGGTCGCGAGCAGCAGCAAGACGATCACTACGGCTGCCGTTATGCATGCTATCGATAAGAACACTGCCTGCGACCCTCGCTTGCTGCTGAAACAGATCACGCACGCTCTGTGCCTCTGCGTCGAGCACACTACGCACGATACTCCCGCGCATGCTGTCATACGCGTCCCCACCACGCAGCTTCTCTAGCTGCTCCTGCGTGATGCTCGTTGCGGCGCATATCTCACTGTCGGGCATACCGAACAACGAGTAGGCGATCACCACGTTGATAGCGTTCATCACACGCGGCACGTCCGGTAGATCACTGATCTTACGCACGGGTATCGAGGCGAGGTTCGGTGCGGGCCGTTCTACCGCCTGTGCCATGCCCTCCGCACCCACGCCCTGAACTGACGACACCTCGGTAGATTGCGTGCTACTAGGTATAACAACGCCAGACGGAAGAACGACTCTGCCGTCAGCAAGAACGAGGGGAGTGGCACTGTGCGGTAGTTCGCTCATAGGCGCGGAACAGTACGCGGACGTAGCATACCGGGCTTCGGCGCTTCGATGCTCGCACCGAGAAGTGAGCGCAGCTTCGCGAGGTAACTCTCTTCGGTAGGTGGTGCTGCTGTAGCACCCGGAGCAGGAGTTGGTTGTGTCACCGGCACACTACCGGTAACCGGCGAATCGACAGTCGGTGGCGCACGCAACTGACCACTACCCATGCCATCGCTACTCGGTGCGCGTGCCGGTGGCTCTGCAACCGCTGTATCGATCGCAGTAGTCATGCCATCGCTACCCATACCCGGTGGTGTGCCGCGTGGAGGCGGGGGACCGTATGGCGGCTCCGGTGGACCGTATACCTCGCCTTGTGGTGCAGCCGGTGGACGCGTCTCACCGACACGCAACGGCGGGCCGTCTGCGGGCGGTTGACCCTCAACCTGCAACGGGTTGGGACGACTCATGTATCGATTCACACCATACGCACCGGCACCAAGCGCACCTCCACCGAGTAGCATGGCTGCGAGGTCACTGCTGTCCAGCTTACCACTCGACAGCCCACCTCCCTGCGGTTGTTCCGGCGGTTGCGCCTTACCACCACGCACTGCTGCGTTCTCACGGTTGTCACTGCGGTCTTGACGACCGGCGACTGCGCCTGTGGGCTTAGATGGTGCAGACTTGCCGCCTCCACCGCCCCCACCACTCTTTCGGGATGGACCGGTGTAACCGGGGTCACCTTCACTCGTAACGGTGTCCATGTTACGCAAACCGGGGATACTACCGGGGGATTCCGCATTCCGCTTGAGTGCGAGCGCATAGTTAGCGTTCGTGAGAGGCAGACCCTGCTTTTGCAGGTAGTTTGCGATCATACCGCGCGTATTGTCGGTCGAGTTGCTCTCATCACTGCGATCTGCCACGGTTTACCCCCTGTATGAGCGGCGAGCCGAAGGCGAGCCGCAACTGAACGCTGCAAGACGACGATTGAACGATGCTAGACACAACTGATGTGGAATCGTGCGCAGAACACGCACAATCACCCGATTCCCTTGTACTTGAGCATCCCGCCGCCTCCCCAGCCCCCGACATCCACCGGATATGGGTTCGGAACGGTCGTGCGGTCGAGCAGAGCGTTGATCATCGTCACATCAGCCGCAGTAGTGACACGATTGATGTACGGAACGGTCTCCATCAGCTGCAATCCACCCGGCGACCCCTGCTGATGCTGGATTCGGGTGCGATTCTCGGTGGCAGACGCACCGGGCGCAACACCATTGAGCGTCCGGAGCAACCGACGCAGCCTACGACCCCCTGGAGTGCGCAACGCACGCACGATGTGCGCGTCATTCTGCGTAATACCGTTGTTATACACGGTGCCAGAGGACGATCCACCGAATCCACCGAGCATTGGGGTCCATCCGGTGAACGGAAGCTGCCCGATCATGCCACCGGTCGTAGGACCATACGTAGTCTGTGGGTTCACTACCGGTGCCTCGGTCGTTTGGGCATCATACTCAGCAACATCAGCAGCTTGAGTCATGTCATACGCCTCCATGCAACGGCTTGTCAGTAAGCCGTAGCACGGAGCAGCCACATAGGCAATACACCATGCATAGGGCACCCTATATACACCCCTAATACATGCATACACACCCACATACACCCTATACACACGCACACACATGCATAC